TGAAGGACTGCACAAGCTGCTGTAGCGCCGGATCGAGATTCGTCGCGCCCTGAAGGATCAGATCGAAAGCGGCAGAGAAAAACGCATCAGTATCGTCGCGGAATTTTTGTCCGTTGAGGATCAGCCCTGAGTTATCGCCCACCGCGACCTCGAACTTGGCTACCGATCCGCCGATCGAATCAGCAAGCTGCATCAACGAGTCGTTGACTTGCTGCGCCGATGCCACATTCTCGGGGTTGAAGCTCTTGCCGTGGCCGTATGCCGTTGCGCCAGTCTCCGCGTCGAAGCTGACGCGCCCCTGGTTGTCGCCGTTGTTGTCTCCGCCGAACAGGGACTCAATGCCGCCGCCGAGGAATGAGCCGATTGCCGTGCCAAGAAACGGCACGGGGACAAACGACCCGGCAATGCCGCCCAAAGTGGAGCCGATCCCAGATGTCTCGCCGAAAACCTTGCCACCCAAATAACTCCCTACGAGGCCGCCGCCGATGTCCAATCCGAGATTGGCGAAGCCTTGCCCCATGCTGCCATCGATAAAGGTGCCTGCCTTATTCATGGCGGCATCGCCAATGCCACTAAAACCCATGTCGTAGGCGAGATTTCCAGCCCCCTGATAAAGTCCAGAGGCAGAGTTCAATGCACCCCAGCCCACGCTGGACATAATTCCGCCGCCCGAACCGAGGCTGGACAGGATGCCACCGCCACCGCCGCTGATGCCGCCACCGGACGCCATCGCCCCTGCAGACGCGCCGCCCAGCCCGAGGCTCAGCATAATTCGATTGCTCGCCGCCGTGGCGATCATCTCGGCAATAACGCCCTTGAACATGTCCAGCAGATCGCCAAAGCTGGCCTTGCCGTCAACCACTAGCCGCTGGAAAAAGTCGCCCACGCCATCGCGCATACGCTCAAATCCACGGCGGACGTTTTCGGACATCTCGGCGGTGGCTTTGCTGGTAGTCTCGTTGGCCTCTAAGCTTGCCTGTGCGGCCTCTTTGGTGCCCTCCATCCAATCAACAGCACCTTCCTCCATCCACGAAAGCGCGCCGTTGACCTCCTCTGCGGTCTTGCCGAAGTTGACGCCGATGCCGGCCATAACCTCATCTAGCACATCGACCTGCGCGCTCACCTCATCGACGGCATCTTCCATTACTTCGGGTATGCGCTCGATTTCTGGCACGGCCTCGTTCGCCATTTCCCCCATGCTGTCAGCAACGTCACTGGCAATCTTCTCAAATTTATCCGATGGCAGCTCTTCGTTGAGTTTGTCGCGGATTTCTTGCGCGGTATCGAAGGTGTCTTTTTTCAATCCCTCGAAAAACTGCGAGAACGAACTTCCTTCGTAGTCAATATTAACGCCGGGAATCAGGCCGGCAAGCTCTGCAGCGCCCCTTGCCACCCTGTCGATATTCGCCAGTACCGCCAGCGCCATTGTCTGCACGCCCAGCTTGAGCGTGAGAAAGACAATCTCCAGCCCACGGAATGCATCACCCACGAATCCAGCGGCCCGCATGACTTTTTCAAAGGCCCTATCAGCCACGTCACTCATCGTGGTTGACTCGGTGCCCATGTTGAATATGGCGGCGGACACATCCTCAATCACAGGCGCAAACCGCACCGCCAGCTGCTGACTGAAGCCCTCCGCCAGCTTGGATACACGGTTCATGGCATCGTTTGCCGCCTCAACCTGCGCAGCCATGCCGGGGCCAATCGCAAGCCCTGCGGCCTCGGCTTGCCGGCCAAGCTCTTCCATCTCTTCGGCTGAAAGGCCCAGCGTGTTGACCAGCGCCGCACCCTCGGAATCAAACAGCTTGAAAGCAAGACGCAGTCTGTCTGCAGGACTCTCAACATCTTTGATTGCTTTAGATAACTGTCGAAACACCTCGTCTGGGGATTGGTTGGCGAGCGTTTTGGCGTTAAGGCCAAGCTCCTGTAGCGCCTTGACTGCCTCGCCCGTACCCTGTCCGGCCTCTGCCACCCGGCGCGTCATACGCTGCAAAGCCATATCCAGAGTGCCAGATGCCACACCCGTCTGCTCAGCCGCAAAGCGGAGCTTTGCTAGCTCATCGGTGGCTATGCCCAGCTTGCTGGATACCTTGGCGAGGGAGTCAACCTGGCTCAGGCCAGACTTAACCAGCGCAGCACCAGCGGCAGCACCAGCAGCAACGGCAGCGGCGCCATACTTGGCAATCCGCTTCCCCGCCTCGGCAAAGTGCTTGCCTGCATTCTGCAGTCGCTGCTGTACGGTTTTTTCGTGCGTACCAACAGCCGTATCAGCCGCCTTAAGTTCGCGTCTCAGCTGCTCAGATGTGGCCTCAATGCGGACCAGCAGCCTGGCGGCTGCATCACTTGCCATTGCGTTGTGCCTTCATGTCCTTGACCCTCTGCGCAGCATCCAGCTTCCGCCTGTGGAACAGGCTCCGCTGCTCTTGCAGTTTTTCAGCATCGGTTTTCTTGCGGGGCTTTGTTGGCCCGAACGGGTTTGTCTGCGCCACGAAGTCAGCTTTACCCTCAAGCGCTAGCATGATCTGCGGTATAGGCGTCAGCATGGCGAGATCGGGAGGCCATCCAAGCCAGCCGGTAGCCAGCTTGAATACCTCCACGGCATACTCGCTCGGGCTTAGCCCTCCCCCTCGTCGGAGGCATCCTCAGAGCTGGGGCTGATGACCATGCCAAGGTACTCAGCGGCCATCGTCGCGGCAGACTCCAAGCCTTCAAGCAATACATGCTCTTTCAGCTTTTCGGCATCCTGCTTGTTCAGGCCCGCCGCCTTGGCCAGGATAAATACCGCATCACCCCACCCCAGCTTCATGCACTTTTGCGCGGCAGACTGAAAGTCACCAAACCGCCGCTCAATCTGCTCAATGGCAGATACGGTCACTTTCAGCGTGTAGTCATGCCCGCCAATCGTGACCTCTTTAGTGCCTGCGCTCAAACGGCTCATACTGCGGCCACCTTGACAATCGGAGTGTTGATCCGCACTTCGCAGTTGAGCATCAGCACAGAGTTTGCGCCCGACACTTCTTCAACCACAGACGCCACCTGTCCAGCGAAATAGCGAATCTCGCCATCGCTGTACACAACCTTGAAGTTGTAGTTCGCGCTGGTGTCGTCGGCTTCAGCCGTGGCCAGTGCGTCCTGCCCTGTGTCGCCACCGATAAAGGCCATAGCGATTGACAGAGTGCCTGCATCGCGTGCGCCCTTGAGCTTTTGCACGCGCGCATCGGTCAGGCCGGTAAACGTCACCTCTGCCGATGAATCACCGAAAGAGCCAATAGACTCAACGCCGCCGATGGCCTGCCAAGTGTCGCCAGCATATGCGGTAGCATCTGCCATCGGGGTGGTGGTGCCAATCGAGACGGCGACATTAGCGCCAGTTTGAATGCCCATAAATCAATCCTCTTGAGTGATGATGCGGAGCGTACACTGCCCCTGGTAGGTCAAGTTATCCGGCTGGCGGATAGTCTGGGTACGCTCCACGCGCACCGATACAACGCGCCCTGCTGAAAGTGTCAGCGGGGTTTCGTTGATTGCTGATAGCTGGCCCAAGATAGACAGCACCTCGGCCTGCCCATAAGATCGGGACCAGACAGATAAATAGGCGTAGCGTGTTGTCACCCGCAGCTTTAGGTACGGGTCATCAACCGCCATGATTGAATCCATGCACACATAGGGATAGTCCGACCCTTGAGGCACGGCATCCCAAACAGGGCAATCTACAAGCGCCTTCAGACGAGCAAGCAAAGCAACATGCAGCGGCAGTCCGGGATCACTCATCGCCTGCGGCCTGCTTGATTGCTGTATCAATAGCGCCCTGCACTTCGCGCAATATCCAGTCCCTGTTCGCATCGAATGCCGGATTCAGAAACGGCGCAGCGGGCCTGCCCGGGTGATTGCCGTGCGGCTTTACTCCGAACTCAATCCAGTTAGCCTTTGATAGCTGGAATCGAGCGTCATCGTCTTTTATCGTCGCTCTCGTCAAATCGCCAGACTTGGTGTACTGCCTCGCTCCGCCAGCAAACCCCGACTTTCTGATAACTGCGCGATCCGCCCCAGGCCCTATGTATGCAGACATGCCATCGTTGCCCAGCTTGTACGATATGGACCTCTGCAAGTCGCCTTCG